ACGATGGTTTACCAGACTTGGTGCGCCAGTTTTGACTTGACCAATCTTTGAGGCTTTTCTGCGGGGCTTTCATTTATAACCGCCACCCTTTTTCTTGTACTCCACCGCCAGCAATTGGGCTTTGCGTGCTGACCATTCGCCTGGGTCACCACCTTTTGTCCCTGCCTTGATTTTCTGAAACAGGGCTTTTCGCATTGTTGGCTTTGTGTAATTGCCAGCCGCATTGACCGAGGATTTTGGTTTGGTTGCCATTAAGTAACCGCCCCGTTGATAACGATGAATTGAATAACAATCGCCTCTGACAACGAGCCAAGCGTCACATTCCGCACGTTGATGCTTGCAGTTCCTGCACTGACCTGTGCATTCAGTGTGTATGCGCCTGCTGTACCTGCACTAACATGATTCAAAATCAATACATCATTGGCTTGAATAATTGTGTTAGTTAATGTAAAGCTCACAGTAGTTGAGGCGGCAAGTGCCGCAGCATCCATGGTGATTTGACCACTTTGTTTGCTGAGGGTTACTCCAGTAGATTTGCTTGTCAGTTGAGTTACCGCGCCACCAGCGCCCGCAGCATAACCAACTTTGCCACTGCCGCCGTTGTTGATAATGCTTCCCTGAGTTGCAAGAAAACTTGTTAGAGCAAGGCTTGTGCCAGTAGCCGCACCGATGACTGGTGTTACCAAAGCCATACTTGTGCTGGTGCACGCAGAAATGTTGCCGCTTGCCACAGTGCCTAGTGCTGGCGTGACTAATGCAGGGCTAGTGAATGTGCCAGTGCTGACGGTTGGATTTGTGATTGTTGGCGTTGTCAGCGTTGGACTGGTTGCAAACACCAACAAACCAGTACCAGTTTCATCAGTCATTGCGGCACGCAAATTGGCACTTGATGGGGTTGCCAAGAATGCTTGAATACCAGCCGCGTAAACAGTCTCAGCGTTTATCTGATACCAAGAATTTGTGGGTTGATAGAACCGTATAGCTGTTGCAGTGCCAGCACCTAAAAAGGTTACGCCACCATAAAGTGCAGTTGCACCATTCAGGGCAATCGTTAGCGATGTGATCTCCTGTGTGGTGGTAATCAGCACCGTAGTGCCATCAGGTACACCAGTGTTTAAAGGCAGGGTAATCGTGCCCGTTGCTAGCGTTCCAGCAGGTTGCAACAGCATCCACTGATCATTGCTAACTGGAGTTGGCACGGTGATGTTGAATCCAGACCCAGGTACATATAAATTTACCGACAAAGTAGGCGATGCAAAACTTTGCTGGAAAAATGTCAGCAAAGCACCAATCGAGGTGCGCCGAGCATCTCCATTGTTTGGTGAATAAACGGGCAACTGGTCTCCACTTGAAACCGTGCTGAGTACGGGTAATTGATTGATTTGTGGCATGACTGTCCTTAGTAGTATTCGAGAGGTCCATCAGGACCAGCAGTGACTGGGTTAGCTGGTGGTCTGACAAATGGATTATCGTAGACCCTCCACGGCTTGTTGCCAGCACCAGCAGGGGTTGTAGATGGGAGTTGCTTTTCCAGCGGGAATGTTGCCCTTTGTAGCAAGATGTCGTATCCCTGCTTCGCTGTGGTCTTGGTCTCAATCATCACGATCTTGCCAAAACTTGGGGCCAACCTGATGCCTAGACTGCAAATGATTGCTTCGTAGGCCGAATCAGGCACTAATGTTTCTTCATCCAAATTGCTATCTTGTGGGCTGGATGGCAAAGGGTAACCCAGTCGGATGCCCTTGGCGTTCCAGTCTGCCATCATTGCGTCCAAGCGGCGCAAGGCAGATTCGAGTTGCTCAGGCTGTAAATCAAAAACGTAAGAAGCTAGACCAATTTCTTCAAAGGCCGCGCTTACGAATTGTCGTTTTGTGTAGCCCATGCCAGTTCCTCAATGTGTTTAAGTAGTGTCGCATCTGACCAGCGTTTGTCAACCTTCAACCCAATCGTCTCTGCCTGTTGCAACATTTCTTCACGGGTCGGTGCGCTATCTTCAACAGGAATATCAAAAACTTCAACAACAGCTTTAGAAACCACTATCACTTCACGCTTGCCAATTGGCGATGGGTGCACTTGCTTGGTGGCTTTACGTTCTAACATCTGCGCCTTTTTTAGTTTGCGCTTTTGCAGACGAACTTCTTTCCAAGGGGCAAGAGTTTTGACTTTGACGATTGCGGCTGACTTTATCATTTCATCTTTTTCATTGGTGCTTTGCTAGGCTTGCCAGCGGCTTTTGCCGATTTGGTTGCCATACCAAGCGCCATTGCAACTGCTTGCTTTTGGGGCTTTCCTGCTTTCATTTCCATTTTGATATTTTTGGAAACTGTCTTGTCTGAATAACCTTGTTTCATTGGCATTTCGATCTCCATGTGAAACAGGCCAACATCTCTGCTGGCCTGTCTGGTTGATTAACTAACCCGATAAGCGATGAAGGTATCAGCGGCAGTTTTGCGTAAGCGGAAACGTGCCACAGAACCAGCGGTTGCCGCCGTTACAGCAGAACCGACAATGGTCACACCAGTATTGACCGTGATGGTCAGTACGAATGCGCCCAAAGTCATGAACGTAACATCGAAGCCTTCACCTATAGCCCATTCAGTTGCCAAGTCAAGGTTTGCACCTGTTGGCAGTTGAAGATTGCGGTTTTGGGTAATCGTTGAAGTAACGATGCCAGTCAGCACATTTGCTGCTGTGGCAATCATTGAACCACCATCAGCTATGTCAGCAGGCGCACCCTGAAGTTGCCAATTGCCATCGTCAGTGATAACTGGGGCAACGCCAACTGCGTAAAGCGCACCCGATGCACCAGCTTGAATAGTAACGCTGGTGGCATTGGTGAATGCGGCTGACACATAGGTGGTGTTCTCAACTACGGACAACAAATCCTGCGTTTCTGGGAAATTGGGATAACCAACTTCTTGAAACACGCTTGCTGGCGAGTAGGCTTGAACGGCGATTTTCTCGCCTGCTGGCACAGTAACGGTAGCCGTGCCTTGTGTGAAAATTACGTTGTAACTCATGATTTTTCCTTATGGAGTTTGGTTGAACAACAGGATGCCGGACATCTCTGGCTGTTTGTTGACCACGCCAAACAAGGTATCGAGGCGATACTTGGTTTTCATGGTGTTCACATCGTATTGCTTCTGCATGACCAGTTCGATGCCTTGATCGGTGGAGGCACGCATCACTGCGACACCAGCATCGGAGGGGACAGCGTAACGACCAGGCAGAATCTCAAGCGCATCTTTCTGCCAGAAGCAGTTGATAGGTGCGGCATCGACATTCAAGCGATTGATAGTACGACCAGCGGCGGCAGTCACGATACAGTTTTGATACTGCAACTCGGCATCAGTTCCACCTTGGGCGGAAATGATTGGAGGTGTGATAACGCAAGTGGTTGCATTGGTCACAGACACCACACGGAAAGTCTTGGAGAAACCAGTACCTTGTTTGGTGATGTGATGGACAGCTTCAACGCCTTCGATCTCGATGGCAGTACCTGCTGGCAAGTCGGTGGTGCTGGACACGGTAATCGTTTGGAAACGATTGTCCACGTTGGCAGTCTCACCAGTGACAGCAGTGCTAGTGGCGACAGGCACATAGTAGTTGAGTGCACCAACCAAAGTGCTCATCGTGGGGTCAGCACCAGTTGCGGCGGCAATGCGGTTTGCATAGTCAAGTTTGTAGGTTTCAAAACCTGCAACCATACCAACATAAGAACGCTCAAACGCATTATTTGACTTGTTACCAGCGAAACTACGCGACACAGATGCGCCACCGCCACCACCAGCAATGTTGCCAGCAATGCCGTTATAGTCACGGCTAGACAAAGCCAAGTAACGATCAAAGGCTTGTACGCCCTGTTCGTTCATGATGCTGTCGCACAAGGCCACATCGTCATAGTCACCAGCGGCAGTGCTGACGGTGACCACCAACGAACCCAGATTTGCGGCGGCGTTCATGATGGCGATGTTGATGTCGGATGCCAACTTCTGCTTTGCGGCATCGCCCAGGCGACCCTCTTGCAGTGCATCACGCAACTCCAATGCGTCCAAAATGAACGGCACAGACTTTTGAAAGCCCAATGTCGCAGGAACTGAAAGCTGGGTGTATGCGCCAAAGTTGCCCGTTTGGTCCATGCCATCGTACGATTGTGCGATGTAAGGTTGGGGGCGATAGATGACGTTGTTGGTGCGTTCCATCATTGAACCATCGGTGTTGTAGATGGAAACATTGCGGGACAGCACCAGAGCATCGTTAAAGCCTTCGAGGATGTCCTCGAACGCAACGCGCTCTTCTTTACTGAATGAATTGCTCATGAAAAGCTCCTAGTGATTTATTTGGATGCTGATCGTTTCTGCGCTTTGTAGGCAATGACTTTCGTCATGTTGCCAGTACGTGCCGCATCTTCTCTCAGCCGTTCAAGGGTTGAATCCACCGCACCTGATGATCGTCCAGTACCTGTAACGATACGCTCTGGTGCGGGTGCTTGCCTACGGTTTGTAACTTTCAAGTCTTTCTCCAGTTTTGCTACCGCAAAGGCAAACTTTACGGGGTCTTTGATTTCAGCCAACTCTCGAGCCTTTGCAGGGTTCTTTCCAAGTGCGTAGACAACAAGTGCAGGATTATCTGCACCTTGAAGCAAAACGCCTTGCTGGGTGATTGAGAAAACTTCTTGAGCCACAGCTTCAGCGTCTTCATAATCCTTGACTCTCAACTCAGCTTTCGCTTTGCCGTAGCCATCCA